CATTCTATATAACATGTCACTTCTACTATCCTCTTCTGCCCATACATTAAAGAAACGCATTCCTACACTATTAGGAGGAGCCTGTACTTCATTTACCTTCTTAGTAATAGCATAAGGATTCATCCACCAACCATATGCTCCTGCAGAACTAGCATATAAAAGTCTAACATCATTCTTTCTACAATAATCAAAGATAGGTTTTGACTTTTCTACATTATTCTCCCAGAACTTATCTGGGTTGTCAATACTATCTCTAAGGGCAGCAAATGCTGCTAGATGGATTACTGCATCATAGTGCCTAGCAAATATACCTTTTGGACCTTTAAAATTCCCAATATCATCTGGCAAATCTATTCCATCAACCTGACAATCTAATGCATTTTTAAAATAATCATATACATGACTTCCAATGAAACCTTTATGACCAGTAATTAAAATCTTCATGCTTCTATTCTACCTCCATAATTAGAATTTATATTTAGTATTTGTCTTTTTAATTCTTCAGAATAAGGACACGCTTCTTGACATATTCTACAAATACTATCAAGATCTTTGAATGCCTCAGGTGTATCTATAAAATTAGAACACTTCTCCCAATCAACAAGATCAAAGTCCATTTTACATGACATAGGACATTTACTCTCACAAGGAGCATCGCATCCAATGCAGTTATTATATCTAGGTGTATCTTTTATGACAACAGTATCTTTAAATTCAGCATTAGTAAATAACAAATCAATCTTATAATTCATTCCAAATTTTTTATGAAATGCTAAAGATGGTTTTGCTAATGTTGCTGCGCCTGATCTAATAGCAAACTGTTTTCTATTTAATTCATAATTATCATACCCAAAGATGTAACCCTCATTGCTATATTTTTTATTTAAGTAATCTATAATTTGAGGTAAAAATATATCTCTATATGTGTAATCAAATGCTACTGTAGTGAATATATTCCATACAATAATAGATTTACATCTTTCATCAAGCTTAAAATCTTGACCAAAAGTATTTGCATTACCATACTTAAAAGGATCTGTTTGCGATCTCTGTTTTGCTAAATTATCTGGTGGTGTTGTAACTGACAAATCATATAACATAGGAACATCTTTAGTAACCCAATCAAATGCAATCAGAAGATCATCAGTTTTAATCTTCTTCTTAAAGACACTCTTTATAGCATCAATAGGATTCATACAACACTACTAAATCCTTTTACCTTTTCAAATTTTACCACATTATCAAACTTTTCGTCCATCCCTGTCTTATGGGATATCACAAAGATATTAGCATCCTTGATAACAAAACGAATAATCTTAAGGAACTCTTCAGTCCCATACCCATCTAGTGAACTATCAAACACCTCATCCATGATAAGAAGATTTGTATTAACACTATTCTTCATTCTAGCAACTTCTCTCCAAGTAAACAAGAGTGCTAAGTCTATTCTCATTTTCTCACCCTCTGAAAAAGAAGCATAAGAAAAATCTTCATGGATAGGAGATTGGACAGTTTCGTTAAACTCCTCATCAAGTGTAAAGTTTATGTAGAAGTCCATCATCTGTAGATAACGGTTTACTTGCTGATTTATCAGCGGTAGATACTTCTTGATGATTTTAGATTTAACTCCACCATCTCTAAGTAAACTATACGAGAAATCGTAATAGTTTATATTATCCTTCCTAGAAGATAGGTCGTCGTATGTAGTTGTTAAATTGTCTTTAAAGGTTGTTAACTTCTCATGCTCAGTATTTCTGTTTGCAAGTTGTTCGGTAACTGTTTGAATTTCCGATTCCAGATCTCTGATTTGTCTTTGACATCCAGATATCTTTGTATTATTTTTAGAAATGCCATGCGTTAGTGTAGTAATCTCCTTTGATAGTGTGGTGAATTGATGCTCTCGCTCTTCTTCGTTTTTAATTGCTTCTTCTAGTTCTTTATAACCAGATTGCAACTCTTTAGCTTTAGTTTGAGCATCGTCAATTTTATTTATTCTGAACTCCTCCTGAATAGACTGAGTACATGTAGGGCAAACCGTGTTGTCTGTGAAGAACTTATGTTCCTTAGTAATGGTTGATACCTTATTAGAGATCTTACCCCTTAACCCTCCAAGTTTTCTTAATTTTTCTGTAGCACCTGTTACTTTCTCCTGTTCTTTTACTAGATCAGAAATGTTAGAATTTGTTAACTCATTATGTTCTATATGAGTATCGACTTCAATATTTAATATCTTTATCTTTCCATAATTATCATTGATTCTTACCTTTCCTTGTTCTTCTATCTCATCAATAAACTTCTTTTGCATCTGAATCTTATCACTTAAAGATTCTTTTTTGAGAGAAAGAACTTTTATTTCATCTTTAATAGAACGTATCTTCTCCTTAATAACATTATTCATAGAAGAGAAAATTTTAATGTCCAACAGATCCTCAATAACTTCTCTACGATGATTATTGGTTAGTTGCATAAAGGGAATAAAAGCACTAGAACCCAAAATAACAATTTGAGTAAAAGACTTATAATTCATCTTAACTACATTTTGTTCTAACCATTTTTGTTGATCATTAACATTAGCAAACTGATCTAAACAGTTACCATCTCTCCATATCTCAAACTTATTTGGTTTTATTCCCCTTACTACTTTCCATTCAGTTGTTCCAATAGAAAACTTTACTTCTACATTACAATCTTTCTCATTAGCAGTATTGATTAACTGAGCTTTATTAATTTTTCTAAAAGGTTTCCCAAATAAACTAAAGGTTAAAGCATCTAATACCGTACTTTTACCAGCACCATTTGTACCAATAATTAAATTAGTAGAATGTGTATTCAGTTGCATCTCACTATACTGGTTTCCTGTTGAGAGGAAATTTTTCCAGCGTACATTCTCAAATAAAATCATGGTCAATGGGTGGAATTACAATGTCATCTGAGGTAATAACTGTATAGTTATATCCATGAGATTCACAGGTTTTGATCATAATATCATCATCAACTTCAAGAACATGCATGTCTGGATAATCATCTTCTTCTAACATCATAGCATACCTAAGTGCATCATCTTCTTCCTCAAACAAATAAAGAATTTGATCCCCTTCTCCATCGGGTACAGAATAAGCACCATCCTTTTCTTTACCTGCAATGGTTAGAATAAACATTAAACTGTTTCACATGCCTCCTGATAAACATCCTGCAGTATCTTTGATACCTTAGATTTATCAAGAGTTATTTCTGCCTCCTCAATATACCTATTAAGGATGGACATAGTATCTTCAGACTCAAATGCTTCATCATCATCTTTAAAATACCATCCACCAAAATCAAAGTTCTCGACGATCTTGACTTCGGCAACATTAGCATTATACAGCTTATCGATGAATTTTTCAAATTGTTTGATATCACTCTTCTTACGAACAATAACTTTTACAATTTTATTCTCATATTCTCTTGTATCAAAGGTCTGGTATGGAGTATCATCATAAAAAATCTTATAAAAAATATCGTATGGATTATTAACAGGAGTATGTTCTAGAGTATCTGTATCAAAAAGATGAAATCCTCTTGTAGTATCCCAATCATTCCAATACATTTGATAAGGATTTCCCAAATAATATATTGATCCTTGATTAGATCTGATATGAAAATGTCCAGAATAGACACGTTTAAATCTTTCAAAGATAGGAGTCTCAGTGCCATGCTCCATTTGGTGACCTGGAGTAGCAGTAAAACCATTAAGTTCTAAGTGTCCCATTACAACATCACACTTAGTATTCTCTAATTTTTTAAATGTCCTTTTCTCATTCTCTTGACATATCCAAGGAACTAATAGAATACCCAACTTATCTAATTTTATTTCAGTAGGTTCTGCATATACTTTTACATTATCATACTCTCTAAGAAGCAAATCTATCGCATTTACTTCATTTGTATTTTTATAATATGCTGTATGGTTCCCAACAATAGTATGAACCTTACAACCCATCTCTCTAAGACGATCAAAGTAATTTAACTTCGACCATTGTAAAGCAGAAAAATCGATACCTTTACGGCTGTCGAAGGTGTCACCCATATCAACAATCGTATCAATCCCCTCCTTCTCTAAGGTAGGAAAGAAAACATCCTCATAGAACTTTAGAAAATAGTCATGGAATAGTTTAGAATTTTTGCGAACACCGAAGTGCTGATCTGTAATTATTGCTATCTTCATGGTCTGGTTATTGTTAAATTACCTGATAGGGTTATACGAGTATCGTTATATCTATGTTTAGGAACATGATGCATGAGATATGCAGGGAAGGCAACAAAGGTTCCTTCTTTAGGTCTAATCCTTTTCCTACTATCAGTAAAAACAAGAGGGGGATAATACCACTTTGACTTTACAAAATACGCAAAACTAAAATCATTAGGTTTATGACAATGAGATTGTGCATAATCACCTTTCTTATATACATTTGCCCAAAAATCTCCAAGTTTTAGAAATGCTCTTCCACCACCTGACGTAGCACCTGGTCTATAATGCTTCTCAATCTCTTCTTTTATATAAGACTTTAAATTTCTAAACGTAATATTATCTGGTTCCCACTGCCACTCAGTATGAATAGATGCTTTTACATTACTATTATCCTGTGGGATAGGATTACAAACTTTTAATAAAGACAAAACCTCATTCTTTACCTTATCAGCAAATTGGTATTCACCTTTAATAATATCTGCTTTGTGTTTAACAGAAATTACTTTCATTAATTACGTGTCTTAGAATGCACGGCATCTTTAATTTGATTATAATCTGAATGTGTTGTTCCGTCAATCTGATTATTATCATCAAACACTTCTGAATAACCAGACTTCTCAAGAATCTTGTTTTTAATTTCTAACTGACGTTTCTCTCTTTGTATTCTACGGAGAAATGCATAATGTATAATCTGCGTAAAGTAAGCAAAAGGATTTTGGGATTTCTCAGGATTAAAGTTATGTATGTATTGAACGCAATTTTCGATTCCATCAGAGATCATGTCCTCCTTGAACATGTAATTAACAAAGTTTGGTTTGAATGATAAATGATTTGCAATCTTTAAGAAACACTCACCTATGTACCGTGGTATCAC